CTGTCATGAGAATAGTCGTTATTGTTATTAAAATTATTATTGTTATTTAATTTAATAGCGCCCATTAATAAATAAAAGAAATTTAATTTTTGTTTTTTATCGTTTGTAGCTAAATAGGCATAGTACAAAGATTCGACTAAATTTAAACCTCTTTCATTTGAAATGTTCTCAGCATAATCAATAATAGTCTGAATATCTTTTACTTGTGTCGATATATCGTTAAGATATTCAATTTGATCGGTCATCGTTTCTGAAAAAATCTCGATGTATTTTTCTTCGGATTTTCCATCAGGACCAGATGTCCATAGTCGATACATATTATTTTCTAAATCATCGATAATAATATTAGCATCGTCTAATGTAAAATCTCTTACTTTAGACCCGTCATCAACATGTAACATAGTATGACCATTAAAATAATCGTTACAATACAAGGAGACGAAATCTTCAAATTGCCACAAAAATGTAATACTAGATGTGTTCAATATTATCGTCGCCTCCTTTATTATCTACATGTGTATCTATAATAACAACATTACCATTTTCATCTAATTTATAATGAGTCGCTTCTTCTTCTTTAACAGTTTTGTTACGGTTTTTTCTAAAGTTAGAATAATCAGGAATATCTTCTTTCTTCTCATGATGATCATTTTGTTTTTTTCTAAAATCATCGTACGAAGGCAAGTTAGAATTATCTTTCTTAGGATCTAATCTATATTTAGAATAGTCCGGAATTTCAGATTCGTTTTTAGCTTTGCCATTAACTCTGAACTTAGAATAATCAGGAACGTCACGTCTTGATGTATATAATGATGTTCTAAAATTATCGTATTCTTTATTAACTTTTAAACGTTTACGTTCTAAGAAACGAACTTTCTTTTGTGTTTTAGATAATAATGCTTGAGACGGATAATATTGTTCGGCTTCAGTTCTAAGATTATAATAATCTTTTTTAAGCTGGGCCATCTTTTCAGATTCTTTTTCGCCCATAAACTGATCGGCTAACTTTTTATATTTTCTATTAAGAGCATCCATATATGTCTTAAAAGAATAATATCCTTCTTTAGACAATGTTAATACAGGAATACCATATTGCACTTTAATATTTTGCGTTTTAATCTTAGCATTATTAGTCGTTAACCATGGATTAGAATCGATGATACTCTTTTCGTTAAGTGTATAATAATTTTGAGACTCTGTCATATAATCGATATCAGTCGCATAATAATGATATGTATTTTCTGTTAAGATATCATTAATCGACATAATCTGTCCTTCATCGATTATCGTACAGTTATACACACTAATAGTAGATTGACGTCCATATTCATTAGCGAACGATAATGTAACGTCAAAGTTAGGTAATTCGTCCATTAAAAAATGTTTATTTTGATAATTGCCTTTTTTATATACATCGTCCATAATCTCATAGATAACATGTTTATCTAATACGGCAAATACCATAGAGCCGGCAATTGTTCTTGGGCCATCGACATACGTGATAGCATTAACATCGCCTAATGTTCTTACCGGAGCTTTTTCTTGATGTATACTATAGGAGAATGTTTGTAGGCTCCCAAATACCTTCGAAATAGTTTCTTGACCTGGAATCGTAATATTAATAGAAGCTACAATGTCACATCCACTATAAGAAGTATATGTCCGAGTATATTTTGAGGTTTGAATTACATCTTTATTGCCTAAAGATAAATCATTTGGCATATTTCACCTTTAAATTATATAGTTTAATATATTGTTGAACTCTATTATTGATCAACGTAATAATATTTGTTTTGAGCTCAATATTACGCTCATTAATAATATTATAGCAAATTTCTTCCATATCCTTTTTAACATTATCAGAATGTTCACCGGATAATAAAGTTTTATTAATGTAGTCTTGTAAACCACGATTTAAGTAAAGAAATATTTGATTAGTATTTTCTTGAGATTTTTTCACGCCTATTATTCTCCTAAGAAAAATAAAAAGGCGAGGAAAAATTTCCTCGCCGAATTTATTAGTACTTGTTATCAAGCAAGTATTTATTTTCTACTGGTTGCAAGTAGTCTACAGAGCGAGCAATGTAAGTACAAGCTTTATCAGTAGTTGTAGAGTCTACGGAGAAGCTAGAAGCTTCGTTCAAAATTTCACAGCCATAGATAACCATAACTGCGGATTGACCATATTCGTTCGCAAAAGACAAAGTAATGTCGAATGGAGGAATTTCGTCAGAGTATTTTGGCGTAGACTGAATAGCTACGTTTTGCGTAACTTTGAATGGGTTAGTAGAAGCTACTTGGCTATCGTTGCCATTAGCACCCAAAGAATTAACTACCATATTAGTTAATTTTGTATCCCATTCTGTAATTGTGTACGGTTGATAGTTGAGATCCCCGCCGATACGTTGGAAATATGCAGCCTTAGCAGCACGAACTGCAAGTGCGTCGACTAAAGCATCACGATCAAACAATGTGAATACGATAGTTCCTGCTATTCCGCGTTTTCCTCTCGAGATAGAACGAGGTTCTGCACTACCGAATGTGTAGTGTATGTTCATACGGACTATGCCTTTACGAAACAATATGTTTCGATGTCTTGCGTATTAATAATTAGCAATCTGGTATGTACAATTTATAATATTTTCTTTTACCTGGATTGTGATATATAGGTTGTGTTTTATAAGATAATAAATTTTGTAATCGCTTAGCCCAATCTAATGAATTAAGATTAGGAACATTAAAACCTATTTCATTTTTTTTAACTTTAGCATTAACAGCAAACAATAATTCGTCGTCATAATTATCAAATATATTATTATTCAGAATATATTCTTTATAGCAATTATATTTTCTTAACAAACAACAATCGTCAATATTGCCATGATAAAGCCACCAGACTATTAATTTTGCAATATTTCCTTCCCATTTTACAACCCACAAATCATCATTTTTTATATATTTAACTTCTTTTTGTGGAAGCAATAAATGTTCAGTTATAATATTAGTAATTAATTGTAAAGATTCTTTATGCTGATTCACTATATTTAAAATTATAGAATTTCTACTTTTTCTATAATGAATACATCCGTCACCATCAACAATTCCACGAATAAAATGTCTTTCAAAACCTTTTATATCTTCAACTGGAATATTGGTTTTTATATTTTCATATTTAAATGAAACATCTTTACAATCATAAATATTTAATTTGGCTTGTGGTGATTTATAATCTGGATATTCTAAAACTTTAGATTTTGTGCCTATAGCACTTTTTATTTTATCTAAAACTTCTTTATCAGAATGTTTACATATAAAATACACAATTCCTTTATGATATTCTTTAGACCCTTTTTTAGGAATATATCCATCAGTAAATAACCAACCAAGCATCCATGCAAAATCTTTAGTCATAAGATTGCCTCCTTTATGTCCTTATAAGGACTGGAAAAATTATTAAGAGATAAAATATCTCAAGTCTCTACGGGCATTGAGTATATTTATATTATACTCTTACCCTCGGCGTTAGTAAACATCCTTCACCGATTTGAGCAAGATTTTACTCCGGCCTACATACAAATTAAATTATCTAATAACTAAATTTGACCGGAGCCTTTTCACGGTTAATAGAAACTGTAATACCTTGAATTTCAGCAACTACTTCGGAACCGAATGTAGCTACAATATCACAGCCGGAAAAAGTAGTATAACTACGAGTGTATTCAGACGCTGTAGTTACACCAGAGTTATTAGAATAAGCCATGTGTTAAATAATGGGGCGGAGGTTATCCGCCCCCTCCTTCTTTAATTAAAAACTACTAGGTACCAGGTTGACGAATTTGAATGTAGTTATTGATTTGACGAATTTCGTTAAATGGCATAATAGTGTAATTGATATCAATATAAGTATATTGAAGAGCAGTTACGTCATTAGCAATTTCGAATAAATAGTCATATAACAATACACCTTTAAGTTTATTCAACTCAGATGTCAAACCTGTTTGGATAGAGTTACGAACGGAGACAGTATTTTGTTTACCAATAAATGGTTCGCAGACACGGCGAATAGCTCGTTCAACAGCGTCGATGATACGAACACTATTAAGGCGAGACAATGCATCGGTAGGATCCGCCATTGTGCAGCCATCTGTAATTACATAACCACGAGTAAATGTATTCTTAACTGTAACAATACCTTTAGCTGTTAAGTTAGATAATTGAGAAGCTGTTAATTCAAACAATGGAGAAATGCCGATTTTTTGGTTCGTAGGAGATTGTTCTACAGGCAATGCGGAAACCATGCCGGCATAAGCTGCAGCACCGTTACCTACATATGCGTAAGTAGAATTGTAAACTGGTACATTGTTTTGGAAGAATGTACAAGAAATAGAACGGCCGATATCGACAGGAGTACCGTCATCATCGATTACGGAACGACCGTTACCACGTTTCAATTCCAAGCTAAGATTTAAATTATTCAAATCTTGGAATTTTTGTTCAACACCAGATAATGTATAATCAGAAATACGTTCTACACCGATCAAACCATGAGTATGAGCAGTTTTTAATTCTGTATATAAGCAATGTTGAGCCAATTGACGAGCAAAGTTATCAGGAGTACGATAAGGAATACGCATAGTGTAATCGTAATCGATAGTACGGTCTTTAGTTAGAGTAACTAAATCGACTTTACCGCCAACCAATACAGGTTCTAATACTTCTTCGATAAGAGCATCTTTTTCTACGATACCACTATCAGTCAATTCTACTTTAAAGTTATCGGTAAAGTTTACGTTATCTTTCAAGTCAGAAATAAATTCTGCTACGGTACGATAGTTAAAATCTGTTACAGACATAATAACACGGTTATTAATGCAATCGAAGTTTTCAATATACGTAACAACTTTATCGTCGCGAGAATCTTTATCTGTTAAGATATCGTATTCACCGATAGGAGTGATAGCACCAGCATCGTATTTACCGACACATAATACGTCATTAACAGAAAGTAATACGTATTTAGCATTAGCAGCAGTTGCAGCTGCAGCAGCAGCAGTCGTTGCATAGTAAGCAGCAGTCGTTGCGTCAGCATCTGTCAACAAACCATTCATAGCTGTATCATATTGAAGATCAGCAAGAGATGCGATTTCTTTAAATGTTACAGTATTACCAGTTGCTGGTTCTGCTTCAATGATTTTATCTTTCGTAACGAAGTGTTTGAATTTTTGATGTGGAGAAACAGCATTTTGAAGCTTACCATCAAACGTAACAGATTTTACTTCTTTAGTATCTTCAAAGTAGAATGTTTGACCAGCTTTATAAGTTTTATGATCTAAGTCCAAAGCAGCTTCATTAGCTACGGAAGGGATAACTGTAAATACTTCGTTTTGATAAATATTTTCGTCAGTAATTTCTGCAGCATTATCTACTTTAGCAAAGCTAAATTTATAAGCACGTGGAGAATGTTTAGTATCTTTAATATCGACTACAGGAGTTACTTTAAACATTTCGGTATCGACTACAGGAGCACCACCTGCTACAGTATTAACCATAACAGCATCGATAGGGAATGCTTTTAAGAAATCCTTTGGTTTAGGAAGGCGACCACCAATTACGGTGTCGGCACAAATTTGAGCGCCTAATACACGGTAAGGCATATCAGCATTTTGCAATACGGAATAAGCACCTTCATCAATAGAGATAACATATTGTTTATCTTTAACGTCAGATTCTTTTACACGAGGAGTCAAATATTGACCAGTAGAATTTGTACGAGGAAAAGCTGTTGCTGTAATAGCAAAGCCAGAACCTAACTTCATATATTTTTGGAAGTTAGACATGTTTGTATCTTCATAATCTTTATCGTCTTCTTCAAATGCCAATGCAGATGCACCAGGAGTACGAAGATAATCATTATGAGTATACATTTTCAAGCCGACAGTCGTGAAGGCTTCGTTCAAATCTTTATCGCTTACAGAGTAAATAGGATACTCTGCATTAACGTCTGTATTAATACGAAGAGTATGGAAATATTTACCAGTAAAAGAACCGAAAGGCTTTGGAGATTTCTTAGATTTAATTACGTGAGTACGAACTTCTGTACGGCAAGGTACTAAAGAACGTTTACGGCCTAAGAAATATGTACCAGGGAAAATAGAACCAAGAGCTAATTCGTAAGAATCTTTACGAAGTGTAACGTCTTGACCTTTTTTATTTACGATAGACAAAGTAACGACATTATTACGAGGGAAGTTATTGATATAACGAATAACTTCGGAGATAGGAGTATCGGCAGTAAAGCCAGCACCCATAAGACCCAAAGAGATTTCGACTTTAATCATTTCTTCTTCGTTATCGATCATAGCGTTATAACGTTCGTAAGTCGTTGCTTTAGATACAGGTTTGTAAATAGTTAAGGTTTCTTGACCTGGAGTATTATCGAAAGTAAAGTATACTTGTTTTGCTTTATTAGACGGGAAGCGAGATTTTACACGAAAACGAAGTGTATCGTCAGAACGCAATTTAAAATCTTTTTGAGCTTCAGAACCACCGATACGGAAACCATACAAAGTACGGCAACCAGCATTATAGGCATCGGCTAATGTAGCTGTTAAGTCTACTTCATGTTTAGTTTCGCGATTATAAGTATCGCCATAAGTATATGTAGCATAAGATGGATCGTAAATAGGTACAGGAACACCGTTAGGACCATCGAATGCAGTACCGATACAAAGAACTGCGTCTGTTGTACCGAATTGGCTGTCGTCGTAAAGTTTTTTCTTTACAGAATTAACTTCGACAAACACGCCAGGAAGATCGCGGAGGATTTCCTCTTTGAAAGAGTACGCCATTATTCAACCTCTTAGATTAATAATTATTTATCAAGATTTAATAGACGTTCAATAAGTTTGCGAGTAACAACAAATATCTTGTCTATTCTTAAAATGTAGCGAACACTTCTAACTGAATATTTTTCTCGATATTGAACGTTAGATTCGTCTGTTAAACGTTGATCATATAAAAGTTCATTTACGCCTCGACTCTTAACGTATCCAGTATAGTCATACATCAACTCTTCAAAGTCTTTTAAGACTTTATTAGCCGTTGCATAACTACTAGCAAAGATATCGAATTGAAGTATGTATTCGAATGCATGACGATATACTTCAACGCCTTCTTCTTCAATATTTTCTTTAACAGGATATTTATTATCTGGACGATATTCAGGATGGCCTGGGGCGCGTCTAATAGTATTCTCCATTAATCTCGGTTTAATACTATTAATAGTTTTACCCGAGATAATTTTAAAGAAAATATACGGATTATTAATTGGTTTGTCGCGATCGTTAATCGTAGCCCCTTCGTCTGGGCTCATTTTAACTTGATCTTCATATAACGCTTTTTCGACTAATTTAACGAGCAACTCGATAAATTCATCAAAACTAATGGACTGTTCAGCCCTCAATCGATCGACTCTACGTCGATTATTCATTAGCCTACCGGGAGCATTGACTACTGACAGGCTATCTTTTTTTGCTTTTAACTGATCGATAATAAATCGTTCGTCATGAGTAAGTTCGTCTGTCATTATAACCTCTGTTCAGCAGTATAAGACTCTGTCGTGAATAAAGGATACAACGTATACCGAAGTATAATGTCGACCCCTAATCCATTTTCTCTTAATTGTTCTTCAACGCTATCGATATGATAGTCGTATAGAACAAATCCTACATTTTGTTTTAATAAGGATTCTAATCGGTCTCTTATCTTTAATAGATAAAATTTCCGATAATTTTTTCCTATATATTCATCGAAGTCCATTTCTCTGACTAGATAATAAATAATACGCATTACCATAACAGATTTATTAGGATTTTCGCTAGATAGGTTAACTAAATTTTCAACGGTTGTACCGACTAATGAACTATTTCTGTAATAGACGACATTAGGAAGCATGTCTTTATAATCTACTATAAAGTCAGTGTCCTCATTTGATAAAAGTGGGTACTCGTTGATAGGCGTGGCGGCTAACTTCGCCGCTACAACTATATTACTATATTGAATATATTTTAAATTATTGCCGACTAAAATTATATTATCTAAAAACTTATTCTTATTATACACAGAAGTAAACTTTTGTACGATAGCATCATAGTAATTATTAAACTCATCGATGTCTTCAAATAAAGAACTATGTTTATCAGTAACTATAATCATACTACGATTTTTATAACAATTACTAGATAATACGTTTAAATAGTAATCTGTTAAATCTTTATTATAACGATCAATATACCGATCGGAAAACATTATTTTAGTCGGACATATATATGCAAAATCATAGTCTATTAATTGATTAGCAATATTCAGGAAATCAGATATCGTTCGCATATTAACTAAATACACATCGGGAGCCGAATAATTTTTAGCTAACTTATATGCTAGATACAAATCTGAATCCTTACCATATTCTTTTTCGACGTCGAACAGTGTATTAAATTTTTCAATTTTACATGTTTTATTTGTCGATTCAGAATTACCTATAATTAACAGACTCGTATGTTTATCGTCGGATGTCATATTAACCTCCGATCAATGCTTTAAAATTTTTCATAAAAGCTTCTGGGTTTCGCTTATAATCGACACCATTAGCTTGATAATATACGCAATCCATAGTATTAGAATACCAATCCATTACGTACGTTATATTAATAATTTTATCTTTAAATACAATGATATCTCCAGGGAATACTGGAAATTCATTACGAATATAAATATCGTAACCTCGCATTAAGAATAATTTATTATCAGCATTATCTGTAGAAAATAATGGCTGAATATGGGCACGTGCTTCACGTATTGAAATTTTCTGTCCAAATCCTAAACAGTTTGGGCACAAAGGATCGCCTTCTTTTGCCGTCGGATCCTTACATGTACAATCTATATTCCGATATGGTTGTACAAGCCATACCGGAACTTCCATTAATTGTATTAATCCATTAATTCGTTCATCTAAATTTTTCATTAAGTTTTCCTCAAAGATTTTAATGAACGTGATAAATCATCAAATAATGTCGTAGGATATGTATGTAATTTTTGTTTTTCTGTATAAGAACGTTTACCTGTTCTTGGTTCAGCTCTACCCATAGTAAGATACGTAGGATCGACAATTAGTTTTTCAAAAATCTCCATTTCAGCTTTAATCATTTTGATTAAATCTGATAAGGAAGGAGCATTACCACTAGAACTAGAAGAACTTGATCCGCCAGATTCAGTCGAACCAAAACTAATGTTACCGATATGACCCGATATCTTACCAGACGTCGAAGTCGTTACGGCGTGTTTACTTACTAGACTTAATGTCGCTCTTAATTTACAGAACTGTTGTAAAAGATATGGCAAATCGGCCCTGTTCTCATAACCTGGAATTTGATCCAATAAAAACTGAGCAAACCGACTTGCTTCTTTTAATGCGTATAATACTTCTGTATCACTAGCATCAAATACATCGATTAGATAATTTACATCGCCAAGCGTATAAAAATTACTAATTTGTTCTGATGCTACCGTATAGACTTTATACTTTAATACTTTTTTACCGTCGACAGATTCAAGTTTTTTAATTCTGATTTCGTATAAAGAATCAGGTTTAACACCACCGACAGGTCTTAATTCTAAACGATTACCAAATATCGTATACTCAAAAGGTTCTGCCATTAGAAATCCTTTCTGATGATTTCGATATTTTGTAAAATACCTTCATCTTTAATTTCAGCATTAAATTCAAACACGAAAGCATCGTTAGTACCTTGTTGAGGTCGTCTAGTTACTTCAAGTGCACTAATAATAACAGGAGCAATATTTGTTCCGGCCGGAGTTTCATCAACTACGACACCCGGCGTTCCGCCGTCATTAGCTCTAGTAATAATAGTTCCGTCGGCTAATTTAATAGTCGTTGCGGTATTCCCGTTACCATCTTTCATGATTCTTTCGATGGCTTCTGCCGACAATGACGTAGTCGTATTATTACCAGCCGTTACTTCAGGAGATAATCCTAGCCCCGTAGCATGATTAACTTCATCGGCCGACATCGACCCGGGAGAAGTCGGATTCGTATCTAGATTGACTTTATTATTGTGCATGTTCCGTTTGTAATTATACGGTGCCCAAATAGATACTGGATTTATTTTATGAGGATCTTTTTCTGATTTTTCTAAACGATCAAGAACACGATCTTTTCCATCATAAGTAAAAGTAGCTATATCAGACCATGCTCCGAATTCGCCATCTTTTTCGACACGAATACGAATATAATACTGTTTAGCATCTTTTAATTTAGGAAAACTAATACGTTGTTTATTTAATACTACAGTATCGATTTCACAAGGATCAAAATTTTTATTTTCAGAAATTTGCAATCGATATTCTAATACAGGTTTACGTCTTTTATCTCGTAAGATTTCTTGCCATTCACAAATAAAAGATCCATCGACAAGCTCATGATTTGCCGGACTAATAATGCGGACATTAGAATATATGTTACTATTGAAATATACGTGACGAATTAAACTAGATTGTAATGGTGTCCCGACAATATCTTTAATAGTTTTATTAATATCGAGACGATATTCTTCATTAGGTTCTACATCGTCTAATACTGTAATAACAACAGTCTTCTTAAACGTACGATATTTTAATCGGTAGATCTTTTGAGACTCTGCATGAACCATTGCGATTGTATCGCTGTCGACTGTATCGGGATCAACATTACTAGTAAAGAAAAGTTTAATTTGCTTTTCAATAGGATTTACGGCCATGTCGACCAAAGCAAATTCTTTAAACATAATCTTCCTTCTTATTTGCTAGCTTTTTTACGACCACGAGTTTTTTTAGGTTTATCTTCAGTTGCGGCTTCATCTTCCACTTCTTCTGCAGATTCTTCTTCCAAAGTCTCTTCTGCAACGTCCTTCGCCTCTGTTTCTTCTGGAACTACTTCAGCTTTAGGTGTTTCTTCAGGTTTTACTTCTTCAGTTTTAGTTTCAGGTGCTACTTGCAACCCTTCTTGCCCTTTTTCTTGCAAACCATTTGTATTCTCCTTGTTAACTTTTTCTAAATTTTCTTTAGCTTCGGCCAATGCTGCTTCTAAATCAAATTCAGTTTCTTTAGAACGAGCAACTGTTTTTTCCATAATGTCTTCAGGATGAATTAGACCAGATGCAACCATATCATAATTAGAAGACGGAATAAAACGTTTAGCCATTTTAGAATAATTAGCATTTTCTGCCGGAAGCATACCATTAACTAAAATTAATCGACCTACTTTAACAGAACGGCGAATATTTTTAAGATCCATATCGTCATAAATACGACCATAAGGTGCTTTACGTGTCAAACGTAGACGAGTGATCTTATCGAAATAACCGATTTCGCCATGACCTAATTTTACGATAGCGATCGGTTCTTTTAATTTAGTCATTAAAATACCTCTATATATTAAAAAAAGGGGAGCCCAAAAGCTCCCCTAATTACTCATTCAATTAACAGAATGTATAAGAATATTATTCTTGGATACGAACTGCAGTTGGACGAGGGAAGGAAGGCATAGCGGAAATGTTTTTAGCCACTGCGATACCTTTACCATTATCCATGATACCAACGCCATAGCGTTCTTTAGCTTTGATAATACGTACGTCAGTTTCTGGGTTAGTCCATTTTTCAATAGACAAATCTTCACGTTGTACGATAGCACCGATGTTGTTACGATCGATAGCATACATATCAAATGTTTTGTTTTGTTTATCAAATTTAACACGAGGGCTCAAGATAATGTTAACTGGCATAGGCAAGTTAAACATTGCTTGAGATTCGTTCAAGATGAATTTTTGAGGTCCCATGTTGTTGGACAAACCAGCAAAACCAGGAGTACCTTGAGTTGTACCAAATGGGTTAACATTCATAGCACCCATAGCACCGAAAGTTAAACCTTGACCTACCATTGCGTTACGAGCAAATACTAACCAGCAAAGTGGATGCATAATAACGTCAGTCGGAGTTTTGTCATTAGCCATCAATGCTAAGCACATAGACATGAAGTCTTCGACGGAAAGAGTACCGTTAGGAAGAGAATCTTCACCAAGACCACTTGTCATAGCGTCAGGATTTTGAGCACCCAAAGAGTTATCGAATACTACGTGACCATGTTCAGAGAACTCACGAGCACACCATTCGTCTTTATAACGAGCCATTGCACCGCCAATACGGGACAAGTTAGCTTCCATGATATCCCAGTAGGAATCCATGATAACTTCTTCAGACAACGTAACTTTAAGACCGATTTTCTTAGGACGAATTTCGATGGAGTTGTATTGAAGAGTGTTGATTTCTACTGCTTCATCATTGTAAGCACCAGCTTCGGAAACTTCGTGTGCTTGCAATTCACCGATAATAGGTACAACTACTGTACCGCTAGTTTTATCGGATTGAATTTTTGTGAAGAATGGAGAGATAACAGATTGAGTGTCTTCAGCTTCGATCATACGAGTTTCGATGATACGAGGAACCAAATCGACAACGTCAGTTGTCATAATTGTTTCTTTAATGCTGAAAGATTTATTACTAGGTTGTTTGTTCATACGAGCAACAACGTCTTCGAGAATATCGTATTTTCTCAAAGATTCTTGCATTTTTTCAGGGGACCAACCAGCTTCTTGACCAGCTTTGGTCACTTCAGCGCGTTGTTCTTTAAGAGAATTAACAAATTCTTTCATTTCGATTTTCATTATATTTTAAAGCTCCTATTATTTTTGTAACAATACTTTAACAGAACCTACACAGCCTGCCCAATCCATGAATGTAGGCACGCCAGCAAGACCTTGACGGGAATAAGATACTTTTACTTCCGCTTCTTCTTTAGGAGCAGCTTTAATAATTGCATCGGCTTGTGCACGATCGATAACACGCAAGCGGATCAAACCATTAACTTCATTGAAGTATACTACTTCAAATGCATTAGCAATAACAGCACCTTTTACTACTGGAGTATAAGCAGAGTTATTAATAGAAATTTGTACAGAACCTTGTTCGATGAAACGTTCTGGAATTTGATAGTTGAAATCAAGATATTCTTGAGTAGGAGCAGCTAGATGCATTACGCCAACTTTAACGTCTTTGATAGCAGTCGTAGCTACGTTACGACCATCTGTTAAACCAGGAATACCGATATACTCATAACGAGCACCCATACGGGAATCGTATACGTCCAATTTATTATTAGAAGCAGTCATATTCAAATCATGGTCAGAATACAAAGAATTGAATTCATAGTTTTCGATACCACGGAAATATGCAGAACCATCGACTAAATCTTCGCCACGACGATATGTACGGCCATAACCATCTTCAGCATATTGAGCCAATTGTTCTTGATCTTCGATAGCCCATTTCATCCATTTTGTAGAACCTTCAGGAACTAAATTAGGATTTACTTCGTGTACTTGACCGATAATTTGTTGACGTTCAAATTCGATTTCAGGAGCTTGCATAGTTGCCAAAGCAGTTTCGTCAGACAATGGAGATTTTACGATACGACCATTTTCGTCAGATTTTACAAAATCGCCAGGCAAGAATGTACCATAAGCAGAACCCCAAGGGTTTTGTTCAGCTTCATCTTTAAACAAGAAATGAGGTAATTCTACCATTACGTCAGTTTTAATAGCACCAGGAGTCATACCGTTCCAAGCATTTTCATCACGAGTATATTCGTTACGCATTAAAATACCGATAGGAACGTTACCATTACGATGGTCCATAAGTTTTTTACCAGCTTTAGTTAACAAACCAGAAGTTTTATCTTTATCAAGACCAGCAGCAGTAGCAATTGCTTTAGCACCACCATTAGCGAAAGGTTTGTAATGATCTGCAGTATAAGCAGCCGCATCGACTGGAGTCCAGTCAACATCAGCATTCATCATAGGTTTGCCAGAAGCTTTACCAGATACGATACCAGCAGCACCATATACATCGGCAGCTGTACGCAAACGTACAGGGCAGCCACCGTTAGCAAGTGTCAATACGTTTAAGAATTTTTCAGGATTTTCTTTAGCAGCTTTAACATCGCGGTCAACAGCTACGATACGACCTTTTGGAATTACGACTTGGTTGTACATTTCTGCATAGTTGTAGCGGAATGCTACAGGAAGACGATCATCCAACCAATAAGCAATATTGGAAGTGTCATGGTTAGTTGTATTCAAACGTACTTGAGTACGTGTTACACGGCGGTCATCGTTGTTGAACTGTTTGAAGCCCATGCCTTTGAATACTTTACCATCAGCACCGCCAGTGAAATAATTAGCACCTTTACCAGGATTGTAATTTGCCATTTAAAATTTATCTCCTATTATTTATAGAAAGCGTTAAATACGTCAGTAATAGATTTAAGTTGTTGAGCAGCTTCTTTTACTTGAACTTCAGTAGATTTATTATTCTTAGCATTAGGATCTGTAACCGTAGAGTTTGCCAAATCTAATGTTTTGATTTTATCTTCGAAAGATTCTTTAACGGAAGCAATTTCAGACTTAACTTTTTCTTCGCTTTCAGTTTTAAATGTATCGAAGCCTGCTTTAACTTCTTGAACAGATTTAAGAGCTTCTTCTAATTTTTCTTTACCTTCGATTAAGGAAGCAGTTTCTTTACGAGCTTCAGATTTATAAGCTAATAAATCGTCGGCAAGATTAGAAACTTTTGCAGTAAGAGCTTCGTTAGATTTAATAAGTTCAGCGATCTGACCTTTTAATTCTTCGATCTCTGTTTTTTCTTCACCTTTAATCTCTGGAGTTGTTTCAACTTCAGGAGTTTCAGTTTCAGGAACTTCGACTTCTGTAGCAGTTTCTTTACCTTCGACTTCAGTTTTAACTTCAGTTTCAGGTTCTTGAACTTTTAATTTTTCTTTATCCATAGATTCGTTAGCACGAATATTCGTACCGGTTTCTCCTTGTTGCGGAATACTTAAATTAGAAGGAGTACTACTTTGTTGTTCGTACTCCCCGTCATCATATACTTTAATATTCTTTGCATATTTATCAGAAGGAACTATAACATAAGACAATTCGATTGGGCTCATCGAAAAGAAATCCCAACAACATGTTTGTCCGTCATAACTCTCTCCTCTGACATGTTCACACGGACCTTCGTTGAGATCTTGTCCACAAATAGAACAACGAACGTCGTGTCCAGTCATACCAATGCTTACAGTCGATAATAGTCCAGACTTGATATCTTTTTGAGCTTTTTCGTCGAGAATTTCAGCCGTAATAAATAAAGCTTTAGAGCCGACGAGTCGTTCGCTATCACCAAGTCTTGCATCGATCGCACGACCAATAATTTGACCGTCTTGATCATTATGATGCATAATGATTGGAATATTATAAGGATGTGTCCACTCAGATAAGGAATCTTCTAGACCTTGATACGCATATCGAGTACTGTTTCGAGTAACATAAGGATATGCATGAACAGCTTCGATTTCGACAATTAATTTATTATCAGAATCATCAGAATAACTCGATTGACCAATAGGTCTGATAACAGACTCTTTTATCGTGACGTTTTCACTTGTAGGAGAAAAACCAATATATTCACGGAAGTCCATTATTTATCCTTTCATGATTGGTTTTATGCCGCACGTACAGTACGGGCTATAAGCTGGAATATCTTCGATAGAGATTCTATCAATGTTAAAATGGGTCATGCGTCCATTTTGATGTTCACTGTCGTTAAACTGAATATCGATTGCTTTTATACCGTCTTGTTTACATTGTTGTACGTATCCGTACCAGTATGCTTTGCGAGAGATATAATCACATAAAAAACGAAGGCGATATTCATTTTTACTTAGAATACTATCGATGTATATTTTATCTTTATTATTTTTGACCGCAGATTGAATGTCCTGCATTATCTTACTTATTTTTTTGACGAATAATCGTCAATCACATCGATATTCGGAGTGATCTTGTCTTTATTAGTTTTGTTGTTCGCTTTAGAGTGGTCGACACCTTGTTTAGCAAAATCTAAAGCATACTCATGAAGAGCTTCTCTAAATTTATCGTCTTCAATAGCGTCGCCATCTGTGAGTATATTACTGAGGTCTTTGTAGAGTTTATCAACTTTACTAAAGTTTTTTGAATAATCGTTTAAATTTTGTTGAGTATTTAAAGATTCTTTAGCTTTAATACTATATTTATCTGTATTCTGATTTGTCGGATTAGCATCGTTAGAGAAATAATCGTTAGGACCAGACGATGCCTGTTTACCATTAAACTTACGATTATCTAATCCATCGTCATTAGAAGATTGAGCTTGTTGCATATTTAATGCAGCCGTAGCTTTTGCCGTCTTAATAGCAGCATTAGCTTGAGCATCGACAAGATCGAGTTTACCTTTTTGAGTAATTTTAAAGGCATACATATCTTCTTCAGATAATTCATTACTAAGGCCAAGTTCACGACGAGCTTCGTCCAAGTCGATAACATTCCCTTGATATTTTTGAATCGTATTAGATTCGAGCTTAATTTTAGTGTCGATCGATACTTCATTAAATGCAAATGATACATAATCGTCTTTATTCAATAAAGGATTAAAGCCACCTTCTAATAATAGTTCTGTAAATAGATATTTTTCGATAAAATTAGTAATTACGTTTTGGAATGCTCTTACTTCATCATGCATTAATGCTTCAGTATTATCAGCAGAAGACTGACCGCCGCCACGTCCCATCGAAGATTTAGATGCATTTAATGCAGAGAATACTCGAAGTTCTAGATACTCTAAAAATTTTAAAAGTTGATTGGCTTGCATATTAGGCGTAATAGCTTCGATCGCCGTACGTTCGTTCGTAACGATAAACCCGTCGTTTGGCATTTCTTGAAATGCATCACGAGCATCGTTAATTTCCTTTTGCGTAGCATATTGACCTTCGGCCGTATTGCCTACTTTTATATGCAAAACAGGGATGGCAAAGCGATATAATATCGTCATTACCAGCCCTTCAGCTTTCCGGAGCATAGTTACATCTTCTAATGCCGAATAAATTCGGGATGTACCATAGTCCGCATTATTCATTTTGTCGATATACAAATGAATTACATCGTTCGGAGAATACTCTTCCTGATTAATTACATATGCATCGATAGCCCCGGCATCGTTACGACGAATCGTTACCGATGCAGGATCGGCTAAAAATAAACCTGAAATTGCTCCACCGCTAAAAATCTTTTCAGCTTTAAGACCAAATTTCTCAGTATTATTATCTCTAGTTTTTATTATATACGAATTTGAGTAAGTATACAAGTCTCTAGCGATAGAAGTTATTAAAGTATAAAAAGGAATCTTTGTTCTAAATTCTATAACTTTAATTCTGTCGTTAACATAATTAGCAGCATCTTCATTCTTAGATTTAATTTGATACCCAGCTTTAGTAATAAGCTGAGAAAATTTTCTAACGGCAACTGCTAAATAAGAATCTGTTAAGACAGCGTTCTTTATTTGTGCTAGATCATAAGAACGAGCACCGGGATTTTGTGCGTTAGCATTTCGATATTCGCCAAGTGTTACTGGTTTAGCTTTTAATGCCGACTGAAAATCTCCGGTCACTTTCTTATTAGTATCTAGCTTTTTTGTCGTTACTTTTTCGAAAAAATTAGTTAGACCCATTTATTTTCCTTATACAAAATATATTAATA